GTAAAACCTCTCTTTCCTTTTATATAATACCACCTTTTAAACCTAACAAATTAATCTTTAGGATGATTTTTACAAAAAGTTAAAAAGCTACCCAAAAATTGAGTAGCCTTCCCAGATAAAATTATCTGTGTTCAACAATAGATAATTTATCACATGGGACATGGTGTGTCAATTTGAAAATCATAAGAAAAAATAATATAATAAAAAAAGAGAGCTTTCGCTCTCGTGATAATGTGTAAAATACAGAAGAAAAACTACACAGGAAATTCATCGACAAGCTGGCTTTGATAATATTCAATGTCGGCTTGTTTTATTAACTCCTCAAATAACTCTTGCATCGGTATTCTAGATTGCCAAATTCTGTAAATCTTTTCTTTGACAGATGGCTCTGTAATTTCAAAGCTCATTTTGAATGGTTGCTCTTGCATAATTACCTCTTTGTAATTTAATTTTAATTAAAGTTTAATTATTACTTAACTTTTGTTTAATAATAATATTTTTAAAAAATTAAATCAATTAAAATATTATAAAAAATCTAATGCAATTATAATAAATTTAGGATATAATTTTAATAAAAAATTAAAAAAAGATTAATATTTTTATAAAAGAAAGGTGTTAATATGACAAAAAAGAAATACAGAGTTGTTAAAGCTAACGTTGAAAAACACTTAGGACATCCTATAAAACACATCGATATTGCGAAAATTCTTGTCGAAGAAGGGTTGATGAAAGATGTTAAAAAAGGAGCTAACACCTTAGGCAACAGGTTCCATTATGACGGATATCTAAGTGATGAAGAAGTTGCAGCAATAAGAAAGCACGTTTTTAGAACCGATGATGATTTTTCTGTTGAAGAACTCTATAAAGATGTATGTCCAATACCATATTGGGAAGGGTGCGACGAATGTTTGCAAAATTTAAAAAGTCCTCTTATTTTAAGACCAAAAATCGCTGATGGTGAAATAATTGAAAAAAAATTGCACAGAGATAAAACAATGTTTAGAGCTATTGCAATGCCAGATAGAAGAATGGAGGGTGCTCCATATAGATATATGAGAGGTGATTTATTATGCATAGATACAAGCGATACTAATTATTCTAATGGAGGAAAATATTTTTATATCTCTAAAGGCAAAGGCTCAATATCAAGCAAATATATTGCAGCTGTTGCGGAATTAAGTATTAATTTTGATGGCGACACTGTTTTTAAATTCTCTAACCCCATAGATCCAGCTAGACCAATTAAAGTGTTCACACCTAAAGAATTAGAAGAAAGACAATTTAAAGTAATAGGACGAGTTATATTTAATTGGTTTAAAACAGAAGAATAAAAAATGTAAACTTTTCTTAATAAAAAATCACTTAGAGGATATTTTTAATATCAATCCACCCCTATATTGAAAGATATATAGGGGTGTTTTTATGTTTCAAATGACCTTATTTGATACAAGACCATATACAGAGTTTAATTTTCCTGATTATGAAAAAATATATTGCGTTTTTGCATACGATAAAATAAAAGCGCATAAATTTTATAAAGAAAAAAAACAAGAGGCTATAAAGAAAAAAGATCCTGATATTTATTTAAGCATTAATTCTTATGATGTAACTAAACAATTTGCTATTTATAACGAAGATGGCACAAAAAAACACTTAGGCGATGAAAAACATATTTATAGATATGGTACTATGCAATCAATCTATAAACAAATTGGTAAGATCTTATTAAGAGGCAAATTTTTTGATTTTAAAAAAGACCAAGAATTTAATTTTGATGGGATTAGGGTTACTTATACTTATTATGATAATAAACCTTATGAATATAAAACTGCAAGAGATGGTTGGCAAGAGTTTAAAAGTAAAGAAACAAGTTTTATGAATGGCGAGCTTATGGACACATGGCAAATGTCATTAAAAGATAGGCTTAAAATTCATATTGCGCTATTAAGAGCACTAAAGCAAGCTAAAACACCAAAAGAAGCAGTGGAAGAGGTCAAAGAAAGGTTAAACTTATGGAGATAGCGACAGAATTATTAGGAGCGTTTGTCGGAATGCTAATAGGGTTTACTTTTGGGTGTGTGTTTGGGAAATGGTTTAATTTTTAGTTGGTTTTTAAAAAGGTTAAAATAAAAGAGTACAAAAGTGATTGGAGTACGTGAATGGCTAAAGTAGTAAAAAGTAGCCAAAAGGGTGGAGCGAAAAAAGGCGAGCGCAGAGGTGGTCGCCAAAAGGGAACGCCTAACAAAAAAACTTTAAACTTTATAGATGAATTAGGTGATTTTAAACCAGTTCAAGAATTATTAAAACTTTTCGCAGAGACTAAAGATAATATTTTAAAGTTTACGATAATAAAAGAAATTTTAAAATATGTTTACCCACAAAGGAAAGCAATAGAAATGGATGCAATTATTGAAGCAAAAGAAACAACGCAAGAGGCATTTTTAAAACATTTAAAAAAAATGGGCAAAGGGCTAAATAATGCCGATTGATTTTACAAGGTCTAAATATTCACTTAAAGCTTGCAAATTTTTATCAAAAGACCCTTTGGAGTTTCCTCTTTTAACAAATCTTTGTGGTTCTGTTCGCTCAGGAAAAACAATAAATATTATTTATAAAATTCCCCAATACTTTGCAGCAATAGGTAATGAATATTTAAAAGTTTTTAGCGGTTTTTCAAAAAACACGGTTAGAAATAACGTTTTAATTGAACTTATCCCATATTTAGAAAATTACCATGGTGCAAAAGTTAAATATAATTCATCTAGCGGCGAAATGGATATTAAACTTTGGGGTAAAGATTATTCTTGTCTAGTGGTTGGCGGCGGAAAATCTGATAGTTTTGCCTCAATTCAAGGTGGAACTTGGGATTTTTGGTATGCGAACGAGTTACCACAACATCACTACAGCTTTTACAATATGGCTTTATCTCGTTTAACTCCTGAACAAGCCAGAGGAGTAGCTGACGCCAACCCAGAAAGCACAAACCATTGGCTTTATCAAGAGAAAATTAAGCCGTTTTTGGAAAACAATGAAGAAATAAAAAAAGTCTTTGATTATTGGCATTTTACAATGGATGACAATGCAAATCTATCTAAAACTTTTGTTGAAAATCAAAAAAGACTTTATTCAGGCGCTTTTTACGAGCGCAAAATTTTGGGTCAATGGGTAATAGCGGAAGGGCTTGTATATGACACATTTGATAGTTCAAAACATACATGTTCTAAAGATAAGATTTTAAATTTAATCAAACAAAACAAATTTGTTGATTTCTTTTTTGGGCTCGACTGGGGTTGGGAACACCCAACGGCAATATGTTTATATGGGGTGACTGAAAATGGAATATATTATCAAATAGACGAGCTTAAAAAACAACATTTTGACCACGCAAGCGCCAAAAATTGGCTTTTAAACAAGCAAAAAGAATACGGTAAATTTTGGCATTTTGGTAATTGTGATAACGCAAGGCCTGAACAAAATGCGAAATTAAATGAAACTTTTTCAATTTACGAAAATAAGCCAGTTTCTGTAGCTGATAGTATAGCTATAGTACGTCAATTAATTAACTTTGATAGGCTTATAATCTGCCGTGATACATGTTCGGATACCATGCAAGAAATTACAAACTATAGATACCCTAACGAATATGAAATCACAAAAGGTACAGATATCGACAAACCAATTAAAGAATTTGACGACTTAATGGATGCTATGCGATATGGCTTATGGCACTACGAAACAACATATGGAATGAGGTTTAAACGCTTTTATGTTTACTAATTTAAATTTTTTACAGGTGGGTAAAAAGTGGGTACCGAACAACACAACATATAGAAAGCGGCAAGACAACTATATTGTTGGTCGTTTAGCTTATGAGGGCGAAATAGAAGAAATTTACAAAGATGTTTGGCAAACAATTGCTACTAGATATGGTGCTTCTTACTCAGATATGCAACAAGTGATGATTAAAGTTAATTTCTTCAAGGCCCTAACTGACACATTTGAGCTTTTGGCATTTAGAGATGAGCCTGATATTTGGATTGGGAAAAAGGGCGATTTTAAGCGCTTGGAAGATGAGGAGATAATCGCCAAAGATGATTTAATCAAATTAATGAAGCAAGCATTTATTTCCGCCCATGCACAAGGCGATAATGTTATAAAAGTTTATTCAAAAAATGATGGCACCATTGATATTGCAATTGTTAACGCCGAAAATTGGATTCCAGTCAAAAACCCAAATAATTTAAAAGAGATTGATTGCCATGTTGTAGCACAAACTTATGAAGTAGATAATTCTACAACATTCTTAGGCAAACATATTGATAATGTTGAGACGTTTTTAGATGTCGAAATCCACCACAGGGGCTATTATGACAAAAGGCTTTATAAACTAGACAAAAACAACATTATCCAAAAATTGATTAATGAAGAAAAAGACATTCAAACTGGATATGATGACTTTTTAATTTTTCCATTTAATTATGGGGCGCCTGCTTGGCGTGATTGGGGAAAAAGTGCATATCAAGATATAGTGCCGCTAGTTGATGAGATTATCGTTAGACTTTCTAATAATTCTAAAATTTTGGACGAACATTCTGACCCTCAGCCGATTATCCCAAGAGAGGCGCTTGATTTTGACAATAGAACTGGTGAATGGGTTTATCAGAGACACAAAGCTTTAACTCTCGGAAAAGATGGGCAAAAGCCATCATATCTAACTTGGGATGGGCAACTTGAAAGTTCTGAAAAACAACTTGATAGAATAATGACTTTATTTTTTATGTTAACAGGAACAAACCCTCAATTATTTGGGCAAGATATCGCAGGGAATTTATCAGGTGAAGCACTGGCTAAAATTTTCTTGGTTGCAATAGGTAAAACAAAAGAAATGGTTTTAGCTTTAGAAAACGCTTTTCAAAAAGCACTTGATTGCATTTTAAAAATAAAAGGAAAAGATTTAATCTCAGATATTAAATTTGATGTTGGACAATTTAACACCGAGACTGATATTTCAAATAGAATTGTTTCAGAGAAAAATGCAGGAATAACCTCTTTAAAACGCGCAATAGAAGAGATTAACCCTAGGTATTCGCAAGAAGAAGTAAAAAAAGAGCTAAAACAAATTCACGAAGACAAAAAAAACGATTCTATGACGGATATTAGTGATTTATTTCCAAACGATAAAGATGATTTAGATGAATAGAGAAACATATCTTGAAAATTTAGAAATAAAAAACCGACGGTTGTTGCTTAAAATTTATAATGTCCATATTGTAAAAATAAAAAAACAAATTTATGAAGCGACTCTCAAGGGTAATAATACAACTTATTTAAACAGAATAAGGCGTGGTTTAGAGTATGAAATTAAAGAACTTCAAAAACATTTAAAAGAGTATTCAATTGAAGCTACACAACTAAGCCTTGAATTAGGGGCTAAAGTTGCCATTGTTGGTGAAGTTGCAACAAAAATTGCTCAAAAGTACACTTTTGGTGGGGTCAACAAAGAAGCTATGCAAGTTTTGGCAAAAACAACTTATGAGCCATTGTCAAAAATGGCACAACAGATAGGAAGGGCAACGCTTGAATATATAAAACGAGAAAATTTTAAAAATTCTCAAACCGTTTTAAAGGCGCTTGGCAAATTTATTGATAGTGATTTTTTAAGGTCTACAGGCATTGAGGGGGTTGGGAATGTTGTTGTTGGCTCTAGTGCTTGGCAAAAAGCAGCAAAAGAAATAAAACAAAAAATTATTGATAAAGGAGTGTTAAAAGTCCCTTACTATAACAAAAAAGGAGATGTTATCAGGCATGTTGACGCTAAAATTTATGCAAAAATGGTAGCAAGAACAACGACAGCTAATGTTTTTAGGGAAGGTGCAAAACAAAGAATTTTAGAAACGTTTGACGAGGGGGATTTAGTCGAAATAATTGGCATTTCAACTTTTGCTAAATCTCCTTGTATTCCATACCAAGGTAAAATCTTGAGCTTAGAAGGGAAAACTAAGGGTTAT